GACTCGATCAAAGCCTGAGTTGTGCCAACAGGGGTGTTGGAGTTCACGTCAGCGATCTTTTCCTCTGCGGTGGTCACTACCCCCTTAGCCGCACTGTCTAGCCAGCCTAGAAGCTGAAATAGCACAGGGGATGGTGGGTTAAAGGGCATAGGCATGGCGATCTTGCGGATGTCGTCAACGCCGGGTGCCCCCTCGATCTCACAAACTTGCGTCACGTCCACCTGCTGGGACTGACCCGAGATCTTCGCTCCCTTGAGCTTTAGCATGGTTGCCGCATTGTTGATATGGGCAGAGTCCAACAAAGCGCGCAGAGAGCCTGTAAGAGCCGCTGACAGCCCTCCGATGAGCTGTGGCAAGCCAATAGCGTACGCACCACGCCATGGGATGAACTTGAACTCGACCAACCAATCCAGCTTGGTCTGTGTCTCGTCGCCCTCTTCCCAGTTACGGTACAGACCGACGCACTCGTTCTCGTGCTCGTCAACCATCAAGATGTAAGGGGCTGACTCACCGTTGGTCAGTGGGTCGTCTTCCAGCTCGAGCCATGTGTAGATGTGATAGACCTTACGCAGACCATCCTCGTTGTCATCCCACTTACGGCCTTCAATCTTGTTGTTGGCTTTCTCAGAGTGTGTTTCCTCTGGCTCAGCGCTTACGCGAACCAAGTCGATGTCACGGTACAGACCTGAGCGAATGCGGTTCTTGAACTCCCACTCGGTGATGGTCTGCATCTCAGTGACACGCTGGGCTGTATAGAAGTTCGCCGCGGCAAAGGGCAACAGAATGTTGTCGATGGGCATGAACTCAGCGCAGGGACGCTTCTTCTTCTCGTCGTACCACAGCTTCATGTATTGCGAGCCACCCAAGGGAAGCTGAGTCAGCATCTGCTCCTGCTCGTCGCGGAACTCTTCGATCTGCTCAGTCAACTGCCAGTTCATGTAGTCGCGCTTGCGCTCAGCCTTTTGGATCTTGGACTCATCCACGTCGCCAAGGATCTTGGTGCGGGTAGGGCCATCTGGTGGGAACATTTCCTTGATGGCGCGAGAGGCGAAGTCCACGCAGGCTTCAGCCATGACAGGGTGAACAACCTTGCTGGCGCCCATAAAGGTGGCACCGCCCGGCGCATCATTCCCCATGCCCGTACGCTTGAGACCCTCTTCGTACTTCTTATCGCGCTCCTCACGAGACTTCTTGTCGTTCTCGACCAAGTCCATGTACCGTAGGGCAATCTTGTTCAGGTCATAGGGGGAGATCTCTTCAGCCAAGTTGGCGTAGAAGTCTTCGTCCTCCATTGGGCCTTTGCTTTCCATGTGAACAATGGCAGAGCCGTCTGGCAACTCTTCAACCTCAGCATCTTCTGGGGGCATCTCGTATTCAATGCCTTCGTCAGCCTCTACCTGCTGATCTTTTAACCCATCGATAAAACGACCAGCGTTAGGGTCTTGTGGGAATTGTGTCGCCATAGCTTATTTCCTTTTGAGCTTCTTGTTGCTCAGTTCCATGAACATAGTATCGCGGTTTGTGGTCATCTTAACTTTATCACTAACCGACTTTTTAACTTGAGGTTTAACTGCTCCGCCTTTGGCGTAGATGTCAGGCAAAATAATTGGTGGTCTCTTTAATTCTTCTTGTTTAAAATTATCAAAATATTTTTCGGGAATGACTTTGTTGCCAGTCATCTCCAACTCTTTCTTAAGTGCATCAATGTATTCTTCTTGCGACCTACGAGGAAATGGTTCACGCAACTCACTACGTGGCAATAAACGCACAAGGCTTGCTGGTTCAGCTTTACTTTCTAGTGCACGACTGCGATGACGACCTTCATGACCAGAAATAAATGGGATCTTGGGAGCGCCCTGCTCTCGTTTATTGATCTCTAAAAATGGAACATCATTGAAACCGCCGACTAACTTAGCAAGTTTGTCTATATATTCACTTTGTGACTCATACCCATAATGCTCTCTTGAGTCAAGAGGCATAGCATATTTTCCAAAGTCCTTAGGGTTCATGGTCATCAAGGCTCTAGCGTTGTCTCCAGTAAACGCCTCTTTGAGCGCCTGCTCTTTATACAACCGCTCAAGGTTAGGGATTTCATCAGCCGCACGTTCTAAGCGCCTTGAGCCGTAGTCACCCTTCTCTTGCTGGACAGTCTTCCTAAGCTCAGTCAATGCGCTAGGTTTCATAAACATTGGGGCTTTAGCCGCCATGCGCTTGATCTCAGACTCAATTTCAGCGTTGGTCAGTGAGTTGGGGACAACGTCGGCAAGGTATCTGTTCTGATCCCTAGCGATCAAGGCTTTGACAGCCTCAGCTCTAGGCGCCATCTCTTCACGCATCTTAGCCAGCTTGGCTAATTGTGCCTGCTTGACGGCTGACTTAACAACGCCACCAGTAGCTAAGCCAGCCTCTTCTTCAGGCTCAAGCATCTGGGAAGCCGCACCAGCGCCAGCAGTTGGGATGCCAACCTGTTGGTACAGGGGTAAGCCCTTCTGCTTGATGGACTCACGCATCGGTTGCGTAATCGGAAAGTAGTGCACGTCAGACAGTTGTGTGTTGCCAAAGCCTTGTAGGATCTTGCCGTAGTCACTAGCCTGTTCTGCGTTCATGTCAGGCAAATTGTTGGGATTAAGGTTGAACTTCTTCTCCATGGCTTCAGGCGTTGCCGCAACCTGACGCATTTGAACCTGAGCGCCGTAGTCTCTACCATAGCTGTTCAGGTAGTCAGTCAGCATCTTGTCATAGAAGCCTTCCATGCCTTCCTTGCGAGGTAGGGACGTACCTTCTGCTTCTGTCTGCATACGATCCCAAATACGGTTCGTTAGCTTGTTGACCTGCTCTGGGTTGTTCTCACGGTTCAATACTGTGTTGACAATTCGGTGCAGGTCTTCCTTAGACTTGACTTGGTCACCGCTTCGCTCAAGCAAGATGCCACGATCACGAGCAATCTCTTCAAGGTCTCGACCTTCATGGCGTCCGCCAGTCTGCTCTTTGGCTCCAACAATCCAACCGTCATCGCTCTTCTTCCAATCAATGCGTTCACTACCGTAGCGCTTGAAGTGCTCGGCGCCGGGCGTGATCGCAATCCCGTCATAGCCCTTATCAGCCGCATAGTTAAGCAAACGCTTCATTGCCAGCTCGTGCCAGTTCTTTTTGAATGGCGCGTCAGGAACAACGCCAGTCAACTTGCCTTCTTGGGCAATTGTTTCAGCATGATGTTTTCCGTAACCAAGCGTATCTACAGAGCCATCCTGCCACCTAACTCCGTAGGTTTTGTCGCCAAGAGGTATAGCCTCGCCAGTCATACGCATTGGGTTTTCCTCAGATGCGTAACCTTTCTTGCGTCCCGCCTGATGCCAGTCAGACTGGATCTCTTCAACTTGCAAGACCTTCCTCGGCGGAACCTTGCGTTCACCCTGAGCCATAGTCACGTTGTTGCGAATGCTTTCAGGCAAAGTCTCAACATACGCCTGCAACTGTTCAGGGGTATCAAACATATCTGACCGTCTGCCAGACGTATTGTTGACAACGTAAAAGCCCTTTTGTGAGGGCTGAGCGATCATTCTATCCTGCACACGCATGTGAGCTAACACGTTGGGATCATCCCAATGACCAGATGAGTAGTTGGATGCGGCTGTCTGTTTCTTTGCCTGCAAATCTGCCATCTCTTTAATTTGCGCAGGAGTCAAGTCACCACGTCGTTGTTCTGCCTCTAGCATCAACAAACGATGAAAATCTTTTTCTGTATAGGACTGCGGTAACTTGAGCAGGATTTCGCGGTAGTTGCTACCACCTTTACTTACGTAATCAGAATCGTTGTACTTTACGGCGTCAGCATCAATTTCATCATTCCATTGACGCATTACGTCTCTTGGAACTTCACTGTAACGATCATACCCATAGATTTCCATCTTATCGTCGATTAATGCTTTGCGCGCATCATCATCTAGATCTTCAAGCACACGCTCTTGAACCCTTGGTGGTGGGTTATCCGCTAATACTTGCTGAGCCTCTTCCTTAGTCATCTTGCCCTTGGCTTTGAATGCCTGCTCAAGCTTACGATCAGCCAGCTCACTGGGTTTAATATTTTTTGTATTTTTAAGTTCAGAAAAAAACTCGGGGCCTGTGCCTTTGTTGCGTTTTAGGTTGGCTAATGCCTCATCCACCGCGGAGTAGAAGGGGGCAGTCTTCTTAGCGGCTTTAGCGCCTAACCCACCTAATTTGACAAGGCTCATAGTGGTCTCTCTTCAAGGATTAGATCGTCACCACGGATAGCACCACCAGCGGCTTTGTGCATACCACTGTCAGCAACTTGACGTGCCGCATCATCCACTGACAAGCCCTTGTTGACAAGGTCTACGATCTTGTTCAGGTTGTTCATGCTGTCTTTGATGCCGTACTTCTTAGCGGCGTTCACGAACTCGTCGCCGTTGATGTAGGCGGCTGGCTTCTTCAGGTATCCGCCTTCGGCTTTCTTGACAGCTCCACCCTTCTTGAGTCCGAGCTTCTGCAACTCGGTCAAGATGTCTTCGGTGATCAACTGTGTAGGTGGGTTGCCGCGGGTGTAGTCCATGTAGCCGGGCTTCCTGCCCTTCTCGCGCATGGTCTTATTAACAAAGTCCTTCATGACAAGGTTACGCTCCACTGGGGTAAACGTCACGCCCAAGTCCTCACCCTGCAAGATAGCTGGGAACGCTGGATGCAGGTCAGGGCGATCAATGATCCCGCCGCTCAATGTGAACAGGCGGTTACCCAATGCACCAGTGGGTTGATCTATCAACGCTGGGTCGGTTGTGTTGCGAATGATCTTGTCGTAATCAATGATCTGACCCTTCTTACCGCCAACTTGTACGCCGCCCATTAAGTGACCAGCAATAGAGCGACGACTGAAAGTATCAGCGATGTTCTTGAAATTTTTATCTAAAATGTCAACATCCGCAGGGAAAACAGGATTACCCTTTTTGTCAACAGACGCGGCTAAGCGCGTATTGATCAGGTCTCGCAGTTCAGGCGTAAGCTCACCACGCTTGGCGGCTTTCTTAAAGTCACCGTACAGCTTGTCAAACACCATCTGGTTTGATTGATGCTGAGTAGGTGTACCGATCATGGCGGCGTAGACTGGGTTGTCACCCTTCTTGCCACCACCGAGGATGGTCTTTGCTGTGCCTGCGTTTTGAACGCCCCATGCCGCCTCAGCCGCACGGTACTCAGGTTCGGTGAGTTGAAGGCCAGAGAAACCGGGGCCTCCCAAGTATCCGCCACCAACCTTTGTGCGATCAGACTGTGTAATCTTTAGTGGACGACCCTCGATCTTGCCCAGCGCCTCAGAGGCTTTCATAGGCGCTTTGTTTCCCAGCTCCAGCATCATGGTGTCTGGGTTGTTGGAAATGTTAACGCCGCCCTTGGGTTTGACCACGTTAGATTGCGTACCCATGCCTAACAGCAAGTCACGCTGTAGACCACCACGATCAAGCGCTTGGGTAACCATAGGGTCTAAACGCTTCTCAAGAGCCTGCGCTCCTTTGCCTGCCGCCTTCATGGCTTGAGAAGTGGCTGGGCCTGTTAGATACTGCAAAGCCACCGCTTCGGGTAGCACTGGCGGGATCTTGTATTCTGTCTCAAGGCGCTCAAGCATGTCGCCTACGTCACCTGCGTACTCATACGCCAAGGGTTGCTCAGGCTTGTACATGCGCTCTTGCATGAACTTGTCAGCCGCCTCGTCACCCTTGAAAATGCGAGTAGGTATTGAGTTGATGCCCTGCGTAAGAGCTGAGCCAAGGAACCTACCAGCCTGTACGCCACCAGCAAGCTTCTCAAGTCGGGATCTGTCAGCCTCTCGCTGGCGCCTGAGCTGGGCGTCGCGTTCAGCCATGCGCCTGCTCATCTCTAGGTTCTCTTTGGATGGAACGCTTAGGTCAACGTCGCCGTACTGTGGCAAGTCCATCGCTCTAGGATCTTCAATGAACGGCATCGGCTGGGCAGGCTTAAAGTCTTTCCGCCTGATGTTCCCAACTCGTGGGTAGAACGCTGGTGTGTTTTCGTCAGCCATGGCTTATCCCGCTGAGTTGCTGTTAGCCCAATGATACCTTGGGTGTAGCGATACGTCCATCATGCTGAGTACGGGTTCTCGATCTTACGGCGTCCACTGTCAATGTAGTCGTCCATGTCGTAGTCGTCCCGCGGTGCTCCATCAATGTCCAGCCACCCAGCATCACGCAGGAACCGCAAGCCTTGGGTGCAGGCGTCCACGAAGTCGTCGTGTGTCGAATCAGGGAAGCTACAGATCTGGGAGACGAAGCCTTCAGCCCAGTCCTTGACGTATCCTTTCCTGACACTGCTCTCAGGGATCCATACACGCCCAGCGGCAATGATGTTCGACACAATGTTCAGGCGCTGGATCTTGTCAGCGCGACCGGGGTTGTACGCACGAACAGGCAAGTGCCCACGTTGCAAGTCTTGTATAAGAGCTATGCCTGCGGACTTGTCTTCCACGAGGATCAGGTCTACGCGCTTCTTGTCCTTGCCCTCACCGTAGACTACGTCGTACTCCTCAATGACCTTGGGGCGCAGGTCTGGGTATTGCAGGCGGTCTTGCCAGCAGTCAATGATCATGGCGGACATGGGGCCATCCAGTGGCTTGAACACACCAAACGTGATAGCGGCTGTCGGATCGTTGACAGTCTTCTCTGAGCTGGCGCAGTCGTAGCTTTGCAGGATGTACTCGAACTTAGGGAACGCCTTGTTTGGCGCCCACAGCTTGAACATGTCGCGCTTGACGATCCCTGACTCTTCAGGGTCGATCAGCTCAGCGTGGATCTCCTGCCTGCCGATCTTAGTACCTTCGTATGCAAGGATCTGTTTTTGGAAGCTGGGCGCTAGGTTGGCTAGGTTGACGTAGGTCGATGCCGTCGTGAGGGCTACGTCGTCTCCTTCACGCCCTAGAAGCTCCACAATGAGGTCTTTGGGTCGTGGGGTAGTCGTGGCAATGATCTGGGTTCTGCCGTCTTCCTTCTTCAAGCGAACGGCGAACTGGATGTTGTACCAAGCTTCGTCGAGGTAGTCCCAAGCGGCAAGCTCGTCCAGCCATGCGCCATGGTACTGACCACCACGGAAGCGATCAGGCTCGCTGGCGCTGATGCCTTTGATCAGGCTCCCATTGACCAGCACGATCTCGTGTAGGGCTTTGTTGTAGTCTCGTATCAACGCAGGCGGGATCACGGCGATCAGTCCTGACTCACCCTCAAAGCATGTGCCGCGTACGTCCATGGATGTGGGGGCGGAGACCAGCCAACGGGTGCCGGGGTTCTCCCACGCCCACCACCAAAGCTGTTCAGCCGCGGTGCGGGTCTTGCCAGCCCCACGACCAGCCAGCATGAGCCAGATAGACCACCACTCACCTTGAGGTAGCTTCTGGTGATTGAACGCGCCTGAGAGCCATTTGATGCGTGTGGCGTATGCGGCGCCGTGGTACGGGCCCAGACTCTTGCGAAGCCCCTCGTCTTGCAAGATGTCCAGAATGTCCTGTTCAATGACAGCACTCATTCAGCAATCCGTATCAGCTCAAGGCGCTTGACAGCCACGTCCATCATGTCCCTGACGTTCACATCAATGAAAGTGAGGTCTTGGGTCTGCTCTGGTTGCTTCTGCTCACCGTACTTCTTGGGAGCCATACGTGCGGCTGTCCACTTGCGGGTGTCGACCCGAAGCTTCATCCATGCCACGTAAGAGGAGTCGAACTTGACCTCAACCAGCTCTCCATTCTTGTCCACGACGTGAGCCAGCTCTGGTGGTTGGTCAACAATATCGATCAATTCATCGAACTGAGTCTCAGCCTGCAATTCACGCGCACGTGCGTATTTGTCGCAGAAACTTGCTTCGGAAGCTAACCAACGGAACACAGTAGCCTTGTCTGGCATACCTTCATCCTTACAGATCTTGTTTAGGCTCTCCCCTTCTGCTAAGCGTATGCAGATGAGGTTACCCATGTGTTCTGTGTAAGTGTTCCCTCTTGTTGTTGTCACTTCTTTTGTTTGCGGCTTACCTGTCACATCGGCGACTGTGTCGCTGGAAAGATCTTTTGGTTTCTTTGCCATCACTGAGCTCCTTTAAC